CCACTCATATAGATTCTTGTAGGAGTAGCAAGAGGTAGTACAAATCTTGCACACTCCTTTGCAACACCAGCATCAAGCATCTCTTTATATAATTTCATTCCATCTACAAAATGTCTCTGCATCTTAAGATTTAAATCTTCTACCATAAGAGGATCTAAATCATCAATACTATTCTGTCTGTTCTTATCATCCTGTCTACGTAGTTCTGGTAAAGGGATAACATCACCCAACATACTACTATCAGCATACCTCTGAGAGAACTCTTGGTATGTAAATGATCTATGTCTTAATATCTGTGCTGCTAATCCTCTTGTAGTATTGATCTCTACCGTCATGAATGCTTGCTCAAAGACGCTCCAGTGACCGTGCTGGATGCAATACTTAAGAAGACCAGCAAACTTATCATTGTCTTGGTTCTTAGGGTTACTAACACGAGCAACATATGCCATATGCTTTTCAGCATCTGGTGTTACACTTACAAGTTTAATATTCTGTGTCATATTTTAACCCAATGATACTTAAATTTATCATGAATATCTTTATTATAAAACTCTTCATTATAAATGTCAAATGCTACTGTGATTCTTTCACCATCATTTTCATACCTATCAGTCCAATGATAGGTAAATGCTGGAAAGAAAGTCATTTGTCCATTTTCATTTAGAACTGGACTATCATTATAATAAGTAGAGGTAGAACCATCAACCTGCAAACTAAGATGACCACAAAGATGGTATTTAGACTGAGTGTTGTTAGTATGTTCATGTTTGTGAGATAAGATCTGTTCACCTTTTCTCATTACATTAGCCCAACATTGGACATATAATGCTCCACTACATTCAGTATATTCCTCATATCCAGCCCGAATCCACTGCCTTAAACGTCTTGTTCCCCACCAGTTTAAAATATTATAATGAGATGATCTAGAAGTTAAACTATTATATCCCAATCCAGTCTGTCCATCAATATAATGCTTTAAATCAATAGATTTGGGAGGATATTTTTTTATAATTCTAGATTCATTTCTAAGGATTTTTTTAGCAAGTTTCTTAACGTTAATATCAGTAGGAAAAATAACAACGTTATGCATATTAAGTCTCGCTGGATCTTCTATCTATATCTGACATAGTTTGACTTGACCTAAAATATTTGTTTATAACTTCTACCTGATCATCATACCTAGCAATCTTATCTAACTCTACCTGTATTGCTTCAGTGATATCAGAATGCTCACCAATACCTGCAGGATGCTCTAGATATACTTCAACATTTGCTCTGTGTTTTGCAATCTCACCTTGAGCATGTGCCAGTACTGCTCTAATTAATTGTTCTCTCATGTGAAGTGCCATAATGTTTCTCCTATATTGGTTATTATATATTAAAAATCCTCCCCTGTAAAGAGGAGGATATTCTTAGTCCAAGTAAGTTGGATGTTAAGCAACTGATGCTACTTTCTTAGTAAACTTAGTTCCACGATATGTGAGATTTAGTTCAGAAGATTTTGCTTGCTGCTTATCATTGGTGTCATACTTAACACCACGGTATGTGACTTGTGCCATTGGCTTTACCTTAGGTAGGGTGGATTAGACCCGTTCCTTCAGTCGGCATTTGCGTCCTCGTCGAAGGAGGATGAACGAACCCGTTCCGTGTCGGCTTACTTGCGTCTCTTGTGAGATGAACGATATGTGTATATTAACACATGCATATTATATAGTCAAGTAGTTTTGTATTTTGTGATACAGTTTACTCGTAACTGTGAGGAATATAGTCAGGACATAGTAAAGATTCTGCTATTGCTTTAGCAGATGCATTCTTTTCGCACAGTTTATTCATCCAGATCCTTTCATCTAGAGTAACTGGTACACCATCATCAGTTATCATTCGACAACATATATCAGTAAGTTCTAATCTGTACTTGGTACTTAACATTTTAAGTTTTAAAAGTTTGTGTACCACTGATACCTTTTTTATTTTCTTTAACATCTTCTTCATTTGTTTTAGATTCTAAAGGTTGACCATTCTTATCGACCAAACCAAGTTTCTTAATCTCTCCAAAGGCAGACTTTTCTTGTCTCTTAATCCTTTTATATTCTTTTAAAATTTTATCTACTTCAGATAAACGCACCTTAACATTAAGTTGTCCACCCTCCTCATCATCTGCACTAGCAAAACCAAGTCCAGTTTGATCTGACTTTTCTTTCTTTGCTTCTTTATCATCTATGTAATCATTAATGCCTTCCTGAATTTCATCATGGATAAGTGCATTTATTTGAGCTCTTAATAACTCATCATTATCTTTGTTCTTACTCATACCTTTCTCCTTTTCTTTTTCTCTGGTGATTTATAACCATACTGACTTGGTTTGATTGTACCATATCCATACTCAATTTTCTGAACAGCACCTTTCCCATAACGATCATAATACATGTCAAAGATATTAACTTGTTTTGCAGCACGAGTCACATCCAAATGTGTCTCACCCTCTACAACATAAGTAACATTAAATGCATCAGTAGGAAGTTTCCTATCTTGTGATTTATCTAGAGTGGTTTTCTCTTGAATAATATCACAAGAATAAACTGAAGGATCAAACTTCTTCTCTGGTTTTGGTTTAAGTTCGTCGGACATTTTTTCTCCTCCTCTTTTCCTCATTCCACCAGCTTTAACGGTCATGAACGATTACCCCACTGAATATCTTGATAGGCTTGCTTCACATTGTCAAGAGAAATATTATACTTAGTTCCTAGATCCTTATCCTTTACAAGAACTAATATTTCTGCTTCTCTTGGATGAAGACCCTGAAGTAAATCAATAAACATCATTTCTCTACGCACTGTAGATAATGAACCGTTACCACCCTGTACATAATGATAGAAATTTTGATACTCTCTACGGATAGTTGTCTTATTCCTACCATCTAAGTCTTGTCCTGTTGCTGATTCGCCTCCTGCTGCCTCTCTAGCAATGTTATCTGATAGAGTGCCAGCAAATGTAGTTTGAGCATTAGACTCGCCGTAGGGAACCTCTCCTGGTGGTAGTAAACTAATTACAGAACTATCAAAATTCCAAACAAAAAGAACCTTTAAACAATCGTGTTCATAATTTCTAAGAACTTCTACCTTCTTAGCATTACTATTCTGAACATCTGCTAATGATAATACTTCATGTATAAAAGGATTAATAGGAAGAGAATCTGTAGCGGGTGCTGCAGGAGTTCTAGGTTTAGGAGTTGGTTTTGCTTTAGACTTTGCTGGTAACTTAGGTCCAGTACTCTTAGCAGGTCTACCCCTCTTCTTCGGTGTCGTCTTCGTCGTTGTCATGTGTTTCAATTCTTAGAGCTAAAATTTCATCGGGAACTAACTGTCCGTTCGCATCAAACATTTCTGGATGAGTATACACTACTTGGGGTGTGGTTTCGTATGAATGCTGTCTTGCCATCCATCCTATCATACCTCCTACTAATAATGCAAGGAACGACACAACTGTCGTTAATGTTAATGTTACTATGGTCATGTCCATTGTACACCTCCAGAGTGTTATGTTTTTCTTATGTCCAGGTAAACATTAAAGTGAAAAACAATTTCTCTATTCCATAAGGAGATCAGTTTTCCAAACTTTACCTGAAAGGTTTTGGGTTTGTCTGGTTTCTTCCTCCTATTACGTAACAATAACTCAACCCCTCTATTAATTTCTAGAGGTTCGTTTTTATTTAGATCCTTTTTTTCTTCTTCCTGGTTTTCTGTCATTACTATACCTCACTGCATCCTCTAGAATCCCTCCTAGGTATGCCACTATTTTTCTTGCTTTTGGTTTAGGAATATGATGATATGCTTCACGTATTTGTTTGTGTTCATTATCAGCACCACCTTTGATATACTCCTTTAACTCTATCACTTCATCTGCAAGTTCCTTTGCTGTAGAACTCTTAAGGAAAGCATCGACCTCTGCTTTAGTTGTCTTACGATACTTTAAAAATTCATAAAACTTAAGCTGCATCTTCCCCTCGAAAGCATACTCAATGGCATGTTCGAGCATATCATATACATTTTCAAAATCGTCTCTCATTAGACTAATTTTTTCTCCTTAAGATACTGAACTGTTTCTGTACATCCACCAAGATTGGTTTGATTTACTACCACTTGAGGGAATGTAGTTCCATCACCAAACTGACCATAGAATGATTGCTTATCAAAGTCATCATCTAATTTATAAACTACATGATTTAACTGTGCCAACTCTAATACTTGTACTACCTTTGTGCAATAAGGACATCCATCCTTAGAATAAACAGTAAAATTCATACTGGTTGTCTAAAAATTTTATTTAGATTCTGATTCATCTTGAGTCTCCTCTATAATACGATGATAGTCTTCAGCACTATCAATAATTGCTTTCTTTAAATCCTCTATGTCCCACACAATTTCATCATTATTCTGTGGTTCTGTGTTCATTTTTCAAACGTTGTAAGTTCTCTATACTTTTTATACAGTTCACCCATCTTAGGTTCTGTATCACGGGACTTCCACATCTGTGTGAGGATTAGTTCCATATCATCCATGGGAATTACTACTGATAGATTACCATTAGTATGTGCTTCAGTCATCTTCCCTCCCTTGATTTGTTTCTAATAGTAATATGATTACCCTCGATAGCAAAGTCTAA